TACTGCTGGCAAAACTCTTTCAAGTATCTTTGGCGATGGCCTTACAAGAATGGCTTGGAAGACTTGAAGAAAGCACGTTGGTACTTAGATAGACTTATCAGTGAGGTAGAAAAAGAATGAAGCCATATGATCAGGGCAGAGAAGCTTTCATTAAGGGCAAGTTAGGTAATCCCTATAAGATAGATACACGACCTAACAAAGATTGGGAGTTCGGTTTTAACACCGAGTATTTCAAGAACCTAGAAAAAGTAAAACAGTATGAGCAATCTAGAACAGGAAGCTAAAAAGTATACACGCAAGAAGCGTAATCCAGACATGATAAAACCCCTCACTGCCCGAAGGTATCTAGCAGGACAAGCTCTTGCTGGATTACTATCAGGTAGTAGAGGGGCTTTAAATATGTCTGAGGTAAGGCGTTCAGCATATGAGTGGGCAGACTTTATGTTAGAGGATGAGTGTGGTTAGTCTAGGCCAAGATCACCATAAAATATCTTGTCGTAGTTGTCAGACAAAGCTTTAATTTTTTGTAGGATAATTAAACCATCTTCCTGCTCAAGAAGATCTTCAATATTACCTTCTACACCCAGATAGTCCATGACTCTTTGGGTTTCTTTTTTGTCTCTACTAGAAAGAACACGTACCATCTCTAAACTTTTAGGCACTGCACCTGTTTTAAATACAGCAAGCACTTTCTTTCTAGCATCACCCACAATTTCTGAGATGACTTTTTCTTTATCTTCTAAAGACATTCTAAAATAAGTTGGGTTCTTTCTTAAATACCTGACAGCAGACCCGTTTAAATAAGGCTCAATCATAGCATTCATTTTATTTTTTATTACTGCCGGCCCATCAAAAGATGTTGCTTTCCAAGAGCTTCTTCCTGCAGAGTTTAACATAACTTCTATTGGTGTAGGCTCAGGTGTTCTTCTTTCTGCTAATATTTGTTTACCTATATCAACAGGTTTATTGTATCCACGGGTAGCAGTAGCCTTACGAGGTAAATCATCAACAGCATCAAACAAATTGTTTACATATTTTAATGCACTGTTATATGTCTGACCGCCCTGCTTTAGATCAGGTGTCATGTTAGAGTCAGTCAGTAGCCCGTACACTTGGTTAGGCATATCAAGTGGACGTGTTGCGCCTTGTAAAACTTTTGCTAGAGGTGGTCCAAAAAAATCTCCTAGTGCTTCAGGTATACTTTGAGAGTCAATAATCTCTTGACCCCATGCTTTTAAAGTCCTTGTAAATCCATCTACATCACGTACAGATTGACCTCCGACTTGATCAGACAGAACCTCAATTAAATCTCCCGGTACTTCTGAATATTTAAAGTCTCTAATATCATTACTATCTCCAAGACCATGAGCAAAGATTTGTTGCATGACTCTTATAGTAGAGTTAGGCCATTCAAAAGTACGATCGTCAATAGAGCCATCTTCATTTCTATCTTGATTCCACGCAAGTCCTTCTGCAATTTTTTCTCTGGCTTGCGGTACACCTAAAGCAATAGCAGACCAACCTGTAGCCATCTTTCCAAAAGCTTCAGCACCCTCTTGGGTTGCAAAGTCTAGTTGTTTACCTGTAATTTTGTAGGTAAAAAATCTTGCTGCATTTACACCTGTGAGATCTGCCATTGTAGCTATGGTAGTGTTAAGAAAACTACCAAAAGGAACTACATAACCTACTATTGCTTTTGTATTTGTATACTTTTCAATATCTGCTGCTATAGCTCTAAACGCATTGTTAGCAGGTAGTGTTGACCAATTAACAGAAGCTGTTTCTCTTAGTGTTCTAAAGGTAGCCTTTTCAAGAACTTCTTTTTTAAACTTATCTGATGCCATCTCTAATGCAGCTTCAGTAGAGTCGGCAAAGAAATCTTGTGGTGTCTTACCGTAAGCCCTCATGATAGCTTGGTTTACGTTAGCACCAAATGCCCAAGTCTTAGTTATCTCGTCCTGTAACCTTACCATAGTAAGTGTTTGTGCGCCTTTAGTTGTAGCGTCTAGAGTTTTAACTGTCTTGTATGCTAAACCTGTAGGGTCCAATGTTGCTTTAGGATTTATTATCTTTCCTTGGGAATCTACTTTACCTTTAGCATCCAGATTAAAAAGTTTTAAGTTATCATTAGCACCACCATCACCCGCTATATCACGAAAGATCTTCTCCATTTCTTTAGGGTTAAACTCTAGTATTGTTTTTGCATACTCCATAGAAAGTTCTGGTGAGACTGCATCACCTAACCTACGTACAGCACCAAGTATAGAGCCATAGCCCCTGTTGTAAGCCTGTTGAGCTTTGTCAAGATCACCCTTAGCGTACTTATAAAAAACACCCTGACTAAAGTTAGCAGCAGAAGTAAACATATCGGCATAGGTGTTTAAAGTAACTAAAGAAACAAAACCTTTTATGTTAGCTCCTGTTGTAGCTAAGTGTGAAGTTAGTAACCGTTTATAAACTGACAAACCAAACTGTTGGTACTTAGGTTTATCAGCTTCTTTAACTCTTCTACCTGCAAGTTCCTCCACTAATTCTTTTGCGTCTAACCCTAAGTTATCTAAACGAGATATCTCAGAGGGTGTCCACAAGAGTTTACCACCAGCACTTGTTTTATTTATAAAATGTTGAGATACAGACTCAGGTGTGTAACCTATCCCAAGGCTTTTACCAGTAGACTTTTCAAAGTTTAACACCATGTTTTTAACAGTGTCCTCTGGTAGCATAGTTATAGCTTGACCATATACACCTGTTATTTTGTTTTCTTCTAGCATAGATTTATGTACTACAAACCCTGCATCTTTTAAGGCTTCATAGTAACCCTTCTTACCTTGGTCAATATCACCAAACCAAAAGCGTTTATAAAAAGCATCAACAAGATTAATATCGGAAGTTTCTTCTGATCTAAACTCTATGCCTAACTCAGATTCATCCTTAACATCCTTCCAATTTAAAAATTGTTTAGGGTCTCCTTTGATAAGACCAAAGTTGTTGTCGGTGTAATCTATTAGTATATCTTCATTCTTTAAAGCCCTTGCACGTGATGCTTGTGTAGCAGCTTCAGCACCTAAATCTAAGGCAACTTTATCTATCTCTTTATAGCCAATAAATGTATCTTTTAAAGCGTCAGACTTACGCAATTCTTTTATACCTAAGCCACCGAAATACAAAGCTGGTATTACCATAGCACCAGCAGCAGCTAAGGCTGTTTGTGCCTTGCTGTATTCTTCTTGTACATTAGTGTCTATTAACTGCATCTGATAGCCAATATCAACACCCATGTTGATAGCAGCGTCAGCTATAGTTACAGGTGCAGCCTTGGCTACTGTAGCAGCTACAGCTTTTCTTGCAGCAGTCTTAGTCATGCCACTCTTAAGGTAATTCTGAAACTGTCCCATCATTGCATTGCGTAGCATTAGGCCATTTGTTTTAGTTGCACCCCAGCTAAGTATCTTGCCTATACCAAACGCACCAAGAGTCATAGGATCATGCACTGCATTCTTAGTGTAATCCCATGTAGCATCAACCATCTCAGACAGGGTTCCATTACCAGTAAAAGCATTACCCATACTATCAAAAAGCATATAACCTGCACCAAGTTTTCTTTGAGTATCTTTATTTGCAGACAAACCAAAGACAACTTCGTTAGCTGTAGTTACACTTTGACCACCAGCAAAAGATCTTTGATATTCTTGCCAAGTTTCAAAAGCCTCCTCTGCATCCATAGTAAAGTAGTCCCTAGCACCTCCCGGTGTCTTACCACCAGCAAGCCAAGTAGCACCTCTATAGATATCACGGCCGATGCCTGTTTGATTACGAGCAGCAAGACTTGTACGAAGAACTTTCATTAACCTTGGGTCAGCAATGATTTGTTCTTTAGTCAACTCTGCTGCACTAAGATTGCCTTCAGCAGCACCGTACTCTTTTAGTACTTCGTTAAAGTCCATGAAGCCGCCATCATCTGTTTCAACAAACCTAGTAGAATCTTCTATCCCATCAATAGAGTCTTCGTACTCACTTGGTTGTAGTATCAAAGGGTCTTCATAATCATCCTCAACTTGTATTTCAGGTATAATTTTAGGCTGTAAAACAAGAGGCTCTTCGTATTCATATACTAAATTACCCAAGTTATTGTACCCCTCCTATACGAATTTTCTTCCCTGTGGAAAGATTAAGAACTTCCATACCTTTTTTTAATATACCACTTTGAAAAAGTGCCATTGCAACATCCCTGTTAGGAACCTCTATTACAGTATCTCTTTGTACCGTAAAGGCAGGATTAAGTGGTGCATCTAGTAGCTTAGGGTCATACTTTATAATTTCTTGCATAAAATTATTTCCGTATAGATAAGCAAGAGGTGCAAAGTCACCATCTTTATTATCAGCAAGAGCTGTACTAACTTCAACTATACGATTTTCTATCCAAGTTTTTTCTGCCTGAATATTATCAGATAAATTACCCCCAGTTTGTTCACTTATACTTAATATTTCAGAAGCTCTTTTATTTAATCTAGACATTTCTTGAGTAGCCCGGCTTAGACTAAATTCTACTCCACGTTTATCTGCTGCAGAAAGATCTGCTTGAGTTGATTTTTCTTGTAAAAATAAACTCTTTGGTGAAAATGAAATATCAGGATACTGATTTATTGGAGGGGTAATTATAAGTTTTTCTACATCAGTAAGTTTAACATCAAATAACTCTTCGTATTTAGTTATATCAAAGGTAGGGCTGTTACGTTGTGTAACAATAAGAGATTCTAATGCATCGTTATATAAATCTATAGGCAGTTCAGAATTTTTACCATAGAGATTTTGATGTTTGGTATTAGTTTGTTGAAGTTTTTCTACAATCATCCTTAAATTTCTAGGTCCATACCCCGCTGATTTAGTTATTAATTTATCATTAATATCAAGGTCTTTTAATATATTAATGTAATGTTGTGAACTTTTCAAAGGCACTTTGCCACTACTTTTAGAGGCTACTTGATAATCTCCGCCAGCAAAACTAGAGCCATGTTTACTTGCATATTTAGCAAGCAGATCTACTTTCTTAAGCCGCATGTTCTCAGAGTTTAAAGCGTCAAGTTTAGCTTCAGCTTCCTCTTGTCTTTTTCTATCTTTTGCACTTTCATAACCTTGAAGTATACCTTGCCACATACCCATATCATATATCCCTTTCAGGTCTTGCCATTAGTCCTTGAGGCTTTTCTTCTTCTAACTGAGGGGGCATATCTTCTACTTCTTGTTTGGGTAGAGATGCTTCAAGTTCTTCAAGGTCTGGTTCTTTATTCTTCTTAATGTTGTCAAGAATTTTACGAGCTTTACTTTCACGAATAGCATACATACGTTCTTCAGAAGTGTCTTCTTCTTCTATACCTTCAACGTAATCAATACGTGCAGCATCAGCCAGACCAACAATGTACTCATGCACAATGGGACCAATGATTAAGCTAATGTCTATGCTGTGTTCCCCCTTAGACACAGCGTTACGTAACAAACCCTCTGTAAGTGTTGTAACCTCTATACCTAGTTGTAATGCATCTAGTGCAGCTTCTATTTTTTTAGGCTTATTAAGTTCTTCTAAGTGATACGCTAAAGCCTCTTCAGGTAGTATCATTCTTGGGGGGTTTTCCCAAGCGTAATTCTTTGGTTCGCTGGTTAAGGATTGTCCCGGTATTACTGTGTTAAACATTATTTATTCCTTGTACAGTGCATTGCCAGATAACTTCATAAAGTTAAATGCATCAATTCTTTCAGGTGTTTTAAGCATACCCGGTCCATTAACTATCCCAGTAACTTTCTTTGTGTTGGAGAAGTCTTTTACTGCAGGTCTTACATTAGTTTCCCAAAACCAAAAAGCAGTATCTGCTGCAAGTTCTTTATCTAAAACTAAATCAGGATCATCTGCTAGAGCCGAATATCCAAGAGCTTTACCAGCAGCTTTATAGTTGTAGTCATGAGTTAATTGTAGGAACCCTCTGCCTCTGTATTCTTTACCACCACCATATCTATCTTTACCACCTCCGTACTCTTCAAGAGTCCTAAAGTAATTTGTTTCTATTGCAGACTGTGCCATAAACTGTGCAAGTTCTTCACCTTCATAGCCACGGTCTTTAGCTTTTTCAAAGATGTAACTCTGTAACTCATTTTGTTTTGCACTGAATGTAGGTACAACTTTATCAAAGGTAGGGAACTCACTCTTGCGAGATACAGGAGGTCTGATATTACCTAAGTCATCACCAGTGTCTGAATAAAAATCTTGGTCAGACATAGCTTCCATCTCAGCTCGTAATAATTGATTTTGATTACGAATCTCTCCATAAGCTTTATCTAATAAAGAACGTGTATCTTCATTTGTCTCTTGTCTACGTCTAACAAGAGAAGAATTTTTTTGTCTTTCTAATAAAGAAGTATTTAGTCTAGGAATATTCCTACCCATTGGACCCTTTTTTTGAAGTCTTATTGTAGCTAAATCATAGCCGGTAGCTTTCTTAGTTTCTGCGTTTGAGACATAACCACCTTCAAAAAAACCTCGCATGTCTTCTTCATGCATAGCTCTGGCTTTTAGTATACCTGCTTTTAAAAAATTTTTTGCCATTATAAATTAATCCTAATCATCAAATATTATATCAACAACTAATTTTGCCTTTGCCGCATCTTCTTCGGCATCAGCAATCGCTTGATATTGTTCTAGTGTTTTATCTCCAAGAAGAAGCTCTAAATTACGTGATTGTAATGCTTCAGCTTCTCTATGGGCGTAGTCCATAATGTCACGTTCTTGTTGCCATATCTGATTTACAGCGTTAGTTGTTAAGGCATTAGCTTGAGAAGCAGCTTCCATGTTCACTTGATTTTGTGCAGCGGTGTCTAATGTTTCAGCATTTTGTCTCCATACAGCATTAGATTGTGCTATTGTCACTCCATTTTGATTTTCAAGAACTGCACGAGCTTCTTTTATACTTGCGTTAAATGTATCTAGAGTATTTGTTGCAGCAGCATTTGCCATAGAGATAGCATTTTTTTGTGCAGCATTAGCCAGATCAACAGACGTTTTTAAGTTAGCCATAAATTGATTAGTTTGATTTTCACTAGAAGCGTTAAATTGCCGTGAAGCATTTTCAGCAGCAGTGTCCGACAAGATAGCGCTAGTAATAGACTGAGCTTTAAACATAGCTGCTTCTTGTCTGTTATCTAAGTTCTTTAAATCCATCTCTAAGAAAGTCTTAGCATTTTGAACAGCAGCCTGTTGCTTGTTGTCTAGATTTTTTAAGTCCATGGTTGCCATAGCTGCAGCATCAGCCATAGTCTTAGCATTTTTTGCATTCATGTTTGTTATGTTTGCTGTCTGTGCTAACCTTGCATTTTCTAGAGTAATCTGTTGATCAGCAGTAAAGTTTAAGTTAGCAATCTCAGAAATTTTTGCAGCATTAAGTACCTTTGCTTGAAACTTTTGATCAAACTCTACTTTAAGAAATTCAGCCCTTTGTTGTGAAGCAAGTACAGTAACTTGTTGCCTGTTACTAAGGTTGTCTCTTTCAAACTGAGCAATGGTTGCAGCGTCTGCTTGTGCAATAGGTAGTGCAGCTTCCATAGCTGCTTGTACAATGGCTTGTCCTGCCATACTACTAGCACCTAACCCACGTGCAGCAAGAGTTGCTGTAGCTTGTCTCATAGCTCCTGCTGCCCATGATGGTGTGTTACCACCCTCAAAGTCTTCCATCAACCCTTCTAGTTGGGCTTGGACTGTGTAACCTCTATCACCTTTTCTTATAAGATTACCTTCTGCATCATACTTATCTGTAGCACCTGTGTCTATTTGAGCAGCTTTTGTTTTAGCTATTGTGTCATCTACGTCTTTTTGTTCTGCATCGGTAAAGCCAGTTTCATCTAGTGTTTCTTTTTTGCTAACAAGATTACCTTCTGCATCGTATATATCTTCAGTTTGTAACTTACGTTTAGTTGTTTCATCTAAGGCATCAATCTGAGTAAAGTTACCTTTTATAGGTTCCCCATTTTTATCAACAATAACATTACCGTCAGCATCAAAAATGTTTGTACCTAATTGAGCTATCTTATCTAGACCAGCCCCGGTAATATTCTTAGCATCACCTTGAGCAGCAGTCACCTTAGCTTTCTCAGATACAGTACCTTGTGCTGACTCTAAGCTACCATCTTTGAACTTACCTTCAGGTTCACCTTTAACAAAACCTTCTGGTGGATTTGATAGTACTGCTGTATCTCTATCAACTGTAATTTTTTCCCCTGTTGTAGGGTTGTGAAAGGTTACTTCAAGAATTTTATCAGAATTAACTTTCTTTTGTTCTTCAAGATCTGCTACAACTCCTTGTAGTCTTTTTAGCTCTGTTGTTTCTTCTTCTGTAGGTGGATCACTTATAATAAAATTGGTTACAGAAGTATTTGCATCTGCTATTTGGGGATCAAATCTAGCAGAAACTTCATTAATTTTAACTTGTTCTTCTTCTGTAGGAGCAAGTTGAGCTTGTAGTTCAGCAGGTATCTCACCGCCGGGGAATACCATAGGATCAAACTTTACATTCTCAAGCGGAACAGTTACGTAGTCTCTCTCTCCACCTGTTAGTGAAGACCTAATATCACCTGTTGCTGTCTTAGTAGTTACTTTAGAAGCTGTAATATCGTCAGGTTTCTCTACATCAGTAGCAGTAGCTATACCTTTTGGACCACCCTCTTTGTAATAACCGGGTGTAGTAACAGTACCCCTTGCCCCTTCTAAAAGGACATTCATTTTATCTGTTACAGCCTGATCTACTGGCAGACCCGATTGAAATCTTTGAGCAGCAACACCATCTTCCGCTGTTATTTCCCCAAAAGGAGCAACTAAATCATATTTTTCATCGTAAGTCTTATCGGCCACCGCTTGATAAATTGTCTGACTAAATTCATTAAGAGCTTTTGCTTTTCTTTCCCCTGTTAATACAGGCTCAATAGTTTCAACAGGCTGTACATACTCTCCTTTTGTACCTGCTAAATCTATCGGAGTCGTAATCTTGCCAACAGATTCGTCTACAGTTGTACCTACAGCATTTTTATTTATTTTTGCTACAGTGGCTTCTTCAACAGCTTTGGTAGGATCAGTGTTAATATCAACTATTAACTGTCTTTGACCTTCAAGAGTTTTATTTGCCATAGCTGCTAATCTTTCTTTTTCTGCAGCTTCAGCAGCTAGTCTTTCTTTTTCTGCAGCTTCAGCAGCTAGTTCTTCTGCGGTTTTAGTCTCAGCTGCATCTGGATCGGGATTATTTTCATCGTGTACATGTCCTGCTACACCCCCGTCATGGTATTGTTTACGTACCATACTACCGTCAGCAGTTACAACCTTTTTTCCTTGACCCTGTCTATAAAGCATAATTGCTCTATTAACAATAGCTTGTGAAGCAGGATTTTTTATATCTCCTCCACGAGCTTCTATTGCTTTATTAGTTTTATTTATAATACTAACAATATTTTTATCTTGAGCCATAGCTGCACGTGAATTGGGTGTATCAATGTTTTTATTAACTGCTGGGTTAATCATTATTAAAATCCGTCCTTTAATCCATCAAGTATATCTTGAACCGATACTCTTTTCTTAGCGTTAGGTGTGTATCTACACATATACGTCTTAGGGCATTCACTAAACTTAAACATAGGGTAGTGATATCCTATTGTACCATTAGGTCCACGGTAAATGCAAACCATTTCTCCTTGTATCTTAACTCTTTTTGCTAAGTGGCACTGTACAAACTCAGGTCTACTTAACAACCCTGCTAACACAAGGGGTAACACAACAAGATTAATCATTAACCAATTCCTAGTGCTATCAGATATATGCCCCCACCTAATACACCAATAATTAGTAACGATAGAGTACATATAGCTAAGTTATTCTGTATCTGTCTTTTACTTTCCATAGCTTTATATATAGTCTCTTCTCGTTCTTTACGTATTTGTCTACGCATCCCTAACATTTCATCGTATGTGCCTACACCAAACCTAAAGTCTAACATAAACTTTATTTCTTTTTCTTTTTCAAGCAATGTTTTTTTACGAACGATAATGTCCATTGCCTGTTGCTCTATATTCTCAGAGCCTTGTGTAGCTTTATCTAACCATGTAGGTTTCTTACGTTGTGACTCAGCCCTAGTAATATCAGCTACTGCACCGTACCACTTACCTAGTTGCTGTGATACATCCTGTATCTCTCTACCAGCACCTACTAGCATCTTGACCCCTTTGAAAGCTGCATTAGCTGCAGCAAAAGCTGTAACGGGGTCAATCATTTAACTATCTCTTTGCGTGATTAGTTGTAACCACATTTAATGCTTCCTTAATTGCTTCTACATTGGCATCAATACGTGCAATCATTACGTCATTCTCATGAATATCATTGGCTAGTCTAGCATTGTTTGTACGTACTTCTGATATGGTAGCCTTGTTGTACTTAATGTCTGACACCATGCCTGATACTGACCAGACAATAGCTGCACCTTGAGCCAATAAAGCACCAACTATTGTTACTACTGTCCAGTTAATATCCATTAAGTATATCCCTTATGTTTTAACTATAAGCTTTGTAGCAGATATTGCCGTCCCTGCAAAGACACTTGGATCGTCTGCTGTTAAACCTATCGTGCCATCAGTTTGCACAAAGTGACTCTGTCCTGCTGTAAGACTAAAAGAAGTGCTATACTGAAGCACTTCACCAGGTGATTTAGCAACATACATTTTTGTACCTGTAGCATTAAACTCAAGGCTCAAAGGTGTAGCTACTTGTGAAGACACATCAAAAGTAACACCACTGTAAGAGGCTGTACTTAAATTAAAAGCACTCGATAAATTATACATGTGAACATTATCTCCAAACCCCCCAACAAAAAGCTGTGTACCATCACTGTTAAAAGCTAACCCTGTTGGACTAGCCTCTTGAGAAGATACATCTAAATCAACACTATCAAAAGAAGCTGTATTAATAGTAAAAGCAGAAGACAGTGTGTATTGTGAAACTTTGTCATTTCCTGACCCTAGAAGAAACATTTTAGTCCCATCACTATTAAAAGCAAGGTCTTGTGGGTAAGGGTCTTGAGAGCTAGTATCTACAGACAGATTGCTATCAGACCCTGTACTTAAATTAAAACCTGTTGAAAGATTATATTGAAAAACACCATCTGCACTACTTTGACTACCCACAACAAAAAGTCTTGTGCCGTCCGTATTAAAAGCAATACCCATTGGATCACGATTAGCACTAGCATTGCTTACGTTTAAGCTTACATTATTATATGATGCGGTGCTTACATCAAAGTTTGTCGAAAGATCAAACTGATAACAAGCCTTTGCAGAAGCTGCATCTCCTGTTTCTGTAGTAAACATTCTACTACCATCGGCATTGAAAGCAAGACCCCTTGGAGATAATACACTTGCTAGGTTATTTACATCTGCACTTTTATTATCATACGAGGCACTATCAAGAGCATAGTTTCTTTCTGGTACATCAGCTGTATTGCCAATGATCTTAACCGTGGCAGTGGAACCGCTGGCGTATGTGCCGCCTGTGGACATGCCGATGTAGTTCTCTGAGGTGAGGGTAGAGAATGCTAGACCAAAAACTACTGAAGTACCACGACCAGAGTTAGAAGAATCCGAATAAGCAATAACAGTTTTATTAGAGTTACTATCAAAAGCACTGCCGAATTGGTCGGAATTACCACTTTGAATTTGCACAGCACTAGCAAAACTAATTGATGTGCCACTTACCGTCCCTTCTAATACAGCAGCAGGGTTAGACCCAATGCCATAAGCAATTACAACTTTCCTAGCAAGAATATCAAATTGTGCGGCAAACGATTGGGGTGAAAGATTAGACACAAAAACAGTAGCACTACCAAAGCTAATTGAAGTGCTACTAACCGTTCCTACAATAGCAATACCATCTGCAAGACTGCCACCGCTCCCACCCCTGTACGCAATTACTACTTTATTATTAGAGCTATCAAATGTAGCGGCACCAGGACGTGTAGTAACACTATTAAAAACTACTGCACTACCAAAACTAATTGAAGTGCTACTAACCGTTCCTACAATAGCTGTACCATTATCAGAATTACCTCCGTCTTGATAGGCTATAACAACTTTGTTATTAGTGCTATCAAATGTAGCGGCAAGGTAGGCAACAGCAGCACTTTCAAAAACAGCAGCACTGCCAAAACTTATAGAGGTGCCACTAACCGTTCCTACTTTGGCTGTACCATAATTGCTATTACCTGCATCTCTGTAAGCTATAACAACTTTGTTATTAGTGCTATCAAAGACAGCAGCATTATAAGTAGAAACAGCACTATTAACAACCACAGAACTGCCAAAGCTAATTGATGTGCCACTTACCGTTCCTACTATGGCGCTGACAGCGGAGTCGGCTAAATAAAAAATTATTATTTTACTATTAGAGCTATCAAATACAGTAGCCATACGAGAACTATTAGCGGCATTAAAAACTACTGCACTTCCAAAGCTAATAGAAGTTCCACTTACGGTTCCTACTATAACTGTACCATAATAAGAGTTGCCTGCATCTCTGTAAGCTATAACAACTTTGTTATTAGTGCTATCAAAGGCAGCAGAATTATAAGCAGAATCACCACTTTCATATACAGTAAGACTGCCCAAACTTTGTGTAGACTCAGAAATAACACTCACAGTGCCATCAGTATTAACGATCACAGGCTTACCATTAGGAAGCGTCCCTGATGCAGCAGCCTTCAGAATACCTTCAGCGTTCGTGTCTGATGGAATGTATGAAAGCGTCATGCGTTAGCCCTTTACTATTAGTTTAGTTGCAGACACAGCAGTACCAGCAAAAACCGATGGATCAGCAGCGGTAGTTCCTAAATCACCGTTAGTCTGGACAAAGTAGCTCTGACCCGCAGTTAAGCTAGATTGATTATCATCCACAAAACCCTTGGCGTTGATCGTGGCAGCTTGTCCCGATGCGTAGCCGTTAGAGGCAATGCCTATAAAGTTCTCTGAGGTGAGGTTTAAATTAGAGAAAGCGTTTTGAAACACAACACATGTGCCGTGATCTGAATTACCTTCATCCCGATATGCAATTACAACTTTATTCTCATTAGAATCATATGCGGCTGTTATAATGCTGGTAACGCCACTTTCAAACGTAACGACGTCAGCACCTATGTCGCCAAAGCTAATAGAAGTACCGCTGACAGTTCCGACTATTAATTTACCTTTATCTGAATCAGAATCATCTTGATAGGCTATAACAATTTTTTTAGCATTAGCATCATATACCGTAGAGATAAACTTAACTATTCCTCCCTCAAATTCAACTTGACTGCCAAAAGTAATAGACGTACCACTTACAGTTGCAACAACGGCTTCACCTCTACTTGAATCAGAACCATCAGAATAAGCTATAATCACTTTTTGTGCGTTGTCATCATAGGCGGCTGAAATGTTACTTTGGGTAATGTTTTCGTTAAAAGTAGCAGCACTACCAAAACTAATTGAGGTGCCACTGACAGTCCCTACTATTGCTTTACCATAATCAGAATTATCGTCATCCATATATGCAATTACAACTTTATTGTTGGAACTATCAAATGTAGCAGTAAGGAAACCAACCTTAGAAGTTTGAAAAACAACAGCACTACCAAAACTAATTGAAGTGCCACTGACAGTCCCTACTTTGGCTGTTCCATGATTAGAATTGTTGGAATCTCTGTAAGCTACAACAACTTTGTTATTAGTGCTGTCAAATGTAGCAGCAGTTGAGTAAGCAGCAGCATTATTAACAACAACAGCACTACCAAAACTAATTGAAGTACCACTAACAGTTCCTACTACAGCTCTACAAGAGGAGCCAGAATTATTCCAAACAAATACTACTTTATTATTAGAGCTATCAAATGTAGTGGACATATCGTCTACATTTGAAGTTTGAAAAACTACTGGACTACCAAAGCTAATAGATGTTCCACTTACAGTACCTACTATTGCTGTACCATACCTAGAGTTGTTAAAGTCGTGATAAGAAATAACTATTTTTTGAGCACTAGAATCATATGTAACTCCTGTTGTACTCGTTATTTTATCACTTTCAAATACTGTAGGGCTACCAAGAGATTGCGTACCACTGCTAGTCGCAACAACACTAACCGTCCCATCCGCATTAACTACAACCGTATCACCAGAAGCTAACGTACCAGAAGCAACGGCCTGTACTTTTCGGGCTGTATTTCCACGATTGCCAATGATACGCATGTTAGTTTATTCCTCGTCTTCAAGAGTTGGATCAACCCAATCAGGGTTAGCTGTCCATGTAGTTCCATCAAACTTATAACGATTACCCGACCAGTTTGAGGGGGCATTAGTTACGTTTGTATAAAGAGTTGTATCCGCACTTGAATGAC